TCCTCTATAGCTGCGCTAGCTATACCAGCTACATCTTCTATTTTTTCATTAGTAATATCCTCTAATACTGTAGTTTCTTGTGCTTCGTTTTCCGGTTGTACTTCTTCTTGTTCTTGTGGGGCGTTGGCATCTTCAGTGACTCCAACCACTCCCTCGTCGTTAGTGTTATCTTCTTTAATTTCATCTTCCTTTGGTATTGGTGGATTGTCAAGGTCAATCTTTGTAATAGTTTGCTCAATAACCTCACTTGGTTTTTTCATTTTTGCTTTTACTTTTGTAACGTCACCTTTAGGTTCGTTTGGAGTTTTCTCCACTACTTCTTCTTTTTTCTTCTTTGCCATAATATAATATAATAATAGTTAATAATTTACAATTCAAACCCTCCTAAACCTTCGTTTTGAGACTGAAAATTTTGAGATGGTTTTTGATTTTCTTTTTGATCAATCATCGCTGACTGTTGTGTTGCTTGCATCTTTGTTCTATCGTCCTTACGGTTTTCTTGTAATAGTTGTCCTGCATTTTTAGTTTTAGCCTCAAGCTGTTTTAACTGCATGCTGTATTGAAACTCTAGCTGCATTAGCTTTTCCTTAATATCGCCTTCTTGTTGTATTATCTTTGACTTACCGTCTGTTTTAATGCTTTCTATTTTTATTGTGTTTTCAACTTCTGCTTTTCCTTTATCCATCTCAGCTCTAGCACTAGCTGCAGCGGCTTTCTCCTGAGCCTCTCCTTGAGCTTTTGTTTGTTGTAGTTGACGGGCTTGATCTTCGTCTGCTTTTTTCTTTCTTCTAAGTTTAAGCATTTGATTAGCTAACTTAATATTTCTTATTTGCCTTAAATCAATAGCGTCTTCCAATTCAATACCTTGCTGTCCAAGCGCTGATTGTATGTTGTTTTCTAACAACTGCTTGTCTTCTTCGTCTGGCTCTAACTCTAAGAATATACCAAAATCGTAAAGATGCAAGTTTGACATCTCTTCCAATGTAGCTATGTTATGTGCGCCAATAGCCTCTATAAACGCTTTTTTAGTAGGGGAATATTCAATGATATCTGAAATTCTAAGCGATAGTTGCTCTGCTATGTCAGCGGTTAAAAACATTCCGCTTTGGAGTATATGTCTACAAGCGGTGTTAGAGTTTGCTGCCGCCATCTTTTGAACACCAACTAAAGATCTTTCTGCTGGAGTTGACCCGTCGCTAGCTTCGTTAAGTCCAGTTACATCCCTTATCATTTGTAGATAATAATTATACGTACCTATTAACTGTTGCATTTTATTACTACCAGCACCTGATTGTATTTCTTGAATAGGTATTTTACCTGGATTACCATCTCCGTCCCCAGTCATTGATCTACCAATTATACTACCTGTTTGGAAGAACATGTTTAAAGCTTCTTGTGGGTTATAATTTGTTCCGTTACCTAAATCAACCTCAGCTAATCCATCAACATCTAAGAACACACCGTCAGGGGTCATTCTAGATAATACCTGTTGGATTTTTAAATGAGTTAGTTGTATCATATCAGCAAAGCCAGTGATCCTGCCTACAAGTGATTCTATACGACCCTCATACATTCTTGGCGCAACTATACTGTAATTCATTTTAACCTTAGTGTAATCACTCTTGACCCTCATCATATTGTCAGCCTTCTCCCACTTAATAAGTTTGTCTGCGCCTAAAATATAAGCACCTTCGTATAAACACTCTACGGATTTAGACAGCTTGTCATATTTTCCTTCTAAACTTTTAGGTGGATTAAAGCTATCGTCTTTTTTCATAGCTTTTTGACCACCCATACCTGTTTCTTTTATTTTGTAAACCTCGTTCATGTAGGTTTTGTAATTAAAATAAAGTATATCTACTTTATTATTATCACCTTCTTCTGGCATAGATTTACCACGTACGCCATAAGAACTTCCACTACTTGTTCTTGAAATTTTTTCTAGCTCCTTATGATCTAAGTATGGGAATTGTTTTTTAAGTTCATTTATAGGTATTGACTTTACTTCTCCAACGTAATATAAGTCTTCAAAGTAAGGAGAGTCTGTATAAGAGTAGACTAGATTTGCTGGATCAACATACTCAATGGTTACGCCCTCAGCCGTATTAAATCCTGTTTTAGCAGCACCAATACCTAAAACCGTTAAGTCTTGATAAAACCTTCTTTTTATCAAACTATACCTATTGCCTTTCATGAGTGTTTCTATAGCCTGCTCTTCTGCTATCTCAACTTCTTGCTTATACGAAAGCTGCATGTGCAGCTTAAACTCCTCGTCGGACGTTGGTAAAGTATCTGGATTTCTCGACGATGGTGTTATCCCAAAGTTTTCTTCACAAAACTCATAAAAGTCTTTGAGCTTCATGTCTTTTTCAATACTCTTCATGTATTCCGTTCTCTTAACAACACCATAAGGATCTTGAGAAAACGCTTTAACCTTGTATAATCTTTCTGCAATACCATTAACCACTATGTCTACAAACTTGGATATAATTGGAACAGGCGTCCAATCTAAATTAAGATAGGACAAATCACCATTGATCGATAACTCATCCTTATACTTTTGAATAGACTGTTCGCCTCTAGCGTAAAGACGTAGTTTATGAAACTTAGATATATTATTGTTAAATCTATTGCCCCCACCATGTGATTTAGAAAACCACTCATGCTGTATTGCTTTTGCAACCTTCATACCATAGTCGTGACTCATTTTTTCTAAGTCACTAACTACTTGGCTAGGAAAATGTCTATTTATAACTGATTCTGCCATGCTTAATTTTTAATTATTTTACTCGCGCTTCCTACTTGATTATATTTAGCAAAACTTATTCCTACTGGTGTTCTTTCTATTTTAGCATTTGGAGCATATAAATGCCTGTTGCAAGCCATAATGGCTAATCCAGAGCTTATAGTTGCATCAAACTTTGTTCTTCTATTTATATCAAACCTACTCCAATCGTTTAAAAGATCATTAAAATATAAATCACCATACCCACCTTCCTGCTGTAAACCCACGTGGTTTTGAATATACATCTCAATAGCCGCTGCGTGAGCTTGTTTTATATCTTCACTTGAATTAGGTATGCCACCTACTTCTTTTTCTGCTACAGATAATTTGTTCCATACCTTATCAGGTCTATTCATACTAAACCCTCTGTATCCTCTCCTTCTTAGATAGTATAACAAACGAGGTTTGTTATTCTCTGCTAATATAGGCATACCGTAAAACACTATAGCCATCAACATATCTTCAAAAAACATCTCAGCTGTTGGTGGTCTTGACAAGTACTCTAAGAAGAAGCTGTTTGCTGGTGCTTGATCCATGCTAAACTTAGTTAGACCGTGTAATGCTCCTTTAGATCCCTTGCCATCAACCGTTCCTGATATATCATAACTATCACAACCAAAAGCACCTATGTGTTCATTGGAAGGATATCTAATACCATTTTTAAGATAACTCCTATTTTGCATGTTAACAGGTGGGACCCAACTTACTTTAAACCTACCCTTTGCATCTGGATAGAATATAACCTTTGAATCTTTAATACCATCAACCCATTGAAAATTACCTTGAGTAACTCCTAGTGTTCTTGACATCTCTTCGTTGTAGTCTATCTGCTCGTATATCTTTACTAAATTAAAGATAGAGTTTTTAGACTCATCTCTAAATGCATGTTCTGTTGTTCTTGGAAACTGACGGTAGAATTCGTTTAATCCATCATGATCTGACTTTAAACCATCAACTTCATTTTGCCAGTTATCTATTACACCTACATCTATTAATTCACCGTCTGGAGCGAATCTATCGATATCAGGAGTAGTGAAAACTGGAACTCCGTACTCGTCAATAAATCCTTCATAGTTCCATTCCATTGGGATAAACAAAGAGTATAAACCAGACTTTGTCTGACCATTTCTATTTCTTGTTGTAACGTCTGAGGCATTGTATAATTTTTTAAAGTTTTCACCACCTTTATCTAAAGCATTTGATGTTGATCCCATCATGCACTTACCTATAATTCTAGAACCTAATCTCAAGCAAGTTTTTGTAACCCGCCAGTTGTTTAGTATATTGTCTGGTCTCTCCCATTTACCACTTTCATCATGTACTAACAAGGCAAGTTTCTCACCATCATAACTATTATCTCCAGTATTCTTCCAGTCAATTGTTGTATCTAATCCCTGTATGTCCTCCAGCTTTTCATTAACCGTGATTTTCTTTCGAGTAAATTTACTAGCGGGTACGCGATAAGCAAGCTCGGATTTTGGGCGATCCATACCATCTTGTATAGGTTTAAAAAAGAATGGGTAATTGATTGATATAGGTACAACTTTGTCGGTAAACATTTTTTTAGCATCAGCTCCTGATTTAGATAGTATTCCATATCTACTATCACTCGCAAGAGTGGCTAAGTTAACGGTTTCAGCTGAAGACATAAAAGAAAATCCAGAACGTCTATTTTTAAGGTAGCACATACCATAACATCTTTTGTCTGCTTTGCAAGCTTCCCAGAATATAAAAAATAATCTATTAGCCTCTCTAAAGTCTGGAGCGCCTACATCTATCTTACTCCATTGTAGATACATGTAGTGCGTGCCAGTTATCCAGGTTGGTTTACCATCATTCATAAACCAGAATCCTTCCTCCCTTCTTCTAAATTCTTCGTCTATATAATCGTGCCATTTTTCTTTACTGCTTTCCGGGTAACTTCTCCAGTCAAATATGTTTTTTAAGCGCTCTAATTCTTTTGGTTGATCAAATCTAACCCATTTGTTTTTTGTGTTGCTATACACATCCTTAGGCACCTTAGGTAGAGCGATGACTAAGTTTTGTATTTCTATGATTTCTCCTATCTGACCGTTACGAGAAAGGACTATAACATCGTGATCTTTATCGTAACCGTATTTCCATTTCTTACCTTTATTAAGTCTACTAATAGTAGTCTTTTTTATAGGTTCAACTGCCTTAACTAAACTTTGCTCGTACATTACTTAGATCTACCTTCTGCGAATCCTTTAAAAGTTTTTTCCTTTGCCTCTTCAGGTGTTTTACCCTCAAGCAAG